AAATATGAGTTTTAAGAAAAATAAATATCAAGTTATACGTGGTGCTATATCAAAAGAGGTAGCAGATATAGCTTACAGGTATTTACAAATATCAGCAGAAGCAGATCATTGGATGTTAAACAATGGTGTAACTCATGCAGGCAATAAACTTGTAGGTAATTTTAACGATGCACAAGTTCCAAACTCTTATGCTAAATATGGTGATAGATTAATGGAAACCCTGTTAGTTAAAACTATAGCTGTGATGCAGAAGAAAACAGGACTTAAACTAGTACCAACATATTCATACACAAGACTTTATAGAAAAGGCAATATCCTTAAAAGACACAAAGATAGACCTAGTTGTGAGATATCCACTACACTATGTTTAGGTGGAGATCATTGGCCTATATTTATCGATCCTACAGGGTCTGACAACGTCATAGACGAGTATAAAGGCATACATAAGCCTGGTGCACCCAAAGGCATACAGGTAGATCTAAAACCAGGAGATATGCTTATTTATTCTGGCTGTGAGTTAGAGCACTGGAGAGAGCCTTTTGAAGGCCAATTATGTGGTCAAGTATTCTTACATTATAATCATGCAGATGGAAGGTTTGCAAAGTCCAATTTGTATGATAAAAGACCTATGCTAGGAATAGTCAAATAACGTTGAACATCAACGCAATCTAATATAATCTGGAGATCTATGTTACAAAAGATAGGGTTTCAACCTGGTATAAATAAACAAATTACAGCTACAGCTGCAGAAGGTCAGTGGATAGATTGTGATAATGTTCGTTTTAGATATTCCACACCTGAAAAAATAGGTGGTTGGAAACAATTAGGAGCTGACAATGTAACAGGTGCAGCTAGAGAACTACATCAATTTACTAATAGCCAAGGTAGAAAGTATTCTATCATAGGAACAAACAGAATTTTATATGCATACTCAGGTGGTGTGTTTTATGATATACACCCTTTAGTTGATCCTGATGGATCAACTCTTACAAATGCTTTTACAACAATTAATGGATCAACAGAGGTTACTATAAATTTTTCTGGTGATCACGGTATTCAAGCTGGCGATATTGTTTTATTAGATAATTTTAGTTCTATTACAAATTCAAACTTTAGTGCATCTGATTTTGATGACATAAGGTTTATGGCAACTACGGTACCGTCGTCAAATAAAATTACAATTACAATGCCTTCAGCAGAAACAGGGACTGGTGCTTCTTCTGCATCAGGAGGTATTAGGGTTAAAAAGTATTATCATGTGGGTCCTGACGTTCAAGAAGAAGGAGACGGTTGGTCTCTAGGATCTTGGGGTGGAGTAGAAGTAGGAGCTTTTACTACAGTTTTATCTGCAGACATAAATAGTTCTACAACAACTGTAACATTAAATGATGCTTCTCAGTTTCCATCATCGGGTACAAGTTTTGTTTTAATAGGCACAGAAGAAATATCTTACACAGGAATATCTGGAAACACATTAACAGGTGTTACAAGAGGCGTGAGAAATACAACAGCAGCATCACACTCAGCAGGAGCAACGGTTACAAATACATCAAAATATGTAGCATGGAATCAACAAGCATCTGGAGATTTAACGGTAGACCCTGGTATGTGGTCTATCGATAACTTTGGTGATAAAGCTATTTGTTTAATTGTAGATGGTGAAGTGTTTGAATGGAATTCAGTAGCTACTAATGCTACATCAAACAGAGCAACTAAAATTTTAAACGCACCTACAGCATCAAGACACATGCTAGTATCAACACCAGATAGACACTTAGTGTTTTATGGAACAGAGACAACTATTGGTGATAAAACTACACAAGACAACATGTTTATTAGATTCTCAGACCAAGAAGATATTAATACTTATACACCTACGGCAACCAATACAGCCGGTACACAGAGACTGGCCGACGGATCACGGATCATGGGAGCTATTAGAGGTAGAGATGCAATCTATGTATATACAGATACAGCTTTATTCTTACAAAGATTTGTGGGTCAACCTTTTACATTTGCTTTTGTACAAGCAGGAACTAACTGTGGACTAGCAGGTAAGAATGCAGTTGTTGAAGTAGACGGTGCAGCATACTGGTTTTCAGAAAATGGTTTCTTTAGATACGCTGGTGCACTTGAAACATTACCATGTTTAGTAGAAGACTTTGTATACGATGACATAAACTTGGACCACGGTAATCAAATGATTACAGCAGGACTCAATAATTTGTTTGGTGAGATTATGTGGTTCTATCCAACAGCCAACTCTGCAGTTGTAAATAAAATGGTTTGTTACAATTATCAAGACTCGTCACCGACAAGACCAATATGGACTGTAGGTTCTTTAGCTAGAACATCATGGGCAGACTCTGCAGTATTTGGTAATCCACATGCATTAGAGTATGATGCTGACGGTGCTGAAGGAGCTACTTCATCTACATATGTGCAAGGTAATACAGATGGTATATCAACATACTATCAACACGAAACAGGAACAGACCAAGTTAAAGGCGGTTCAGTTACAGCGATTACAGCTAACATTACATCTGGAGACTTTGATATTACACAAAGAGTTGTTAGAGGTGCACAGACGAATATTGCAGATCTTAGAGGAGATGGAGAATTTTTAATGAAGGTAAGAAGATTTATACCAGACTTTGTATCTCAAACAGGATCTACTAGAGTAACATTAAATTTAAAGAACTTCCCTAATGATACAGCTGCAAGCTCATCACTTGGACCTTTTGATATTACATCAAGCACACAAAAGGTAGATACACGAGCAAGGGCTAGAGCTATTGCTCTTAAGGTAGAGAATACTAGCACAGCACAAGATTGGAAGTTAGGTACATTTAGATTAGATATACAAGCAGACGGTAGAAGATAATGGCAAAGATAGTACAAGTATTAACAAGACCCAGTGAAGAGTATAAGCAATCTGTAGCTGATGCACAGGTTAGAGATCTTGACGGTGTAATACAAAAATTAAATACAACGTATCAACAAGAATTAAAGGATGAAGTAGAGGCACAAAACTTCTTTATTAATTAATGGCAAATAGTTTTATAAACGCAAAAGCAGATTTAACAACAACGAATCTTACAACATTATATACAGTGCCATCATTTAAAACGTCTGTAATAAAATCAATTTTAGTATCAGAAGACTATGGATCAGGAGCTAATATAACAGTGACGTTAGTGGACGCATCGTCAAATATATTTAGTTTATTTAAAACAAAAGCCATAGCTTCAAATGCTACAACAGAGCTGTTAACACAACCTCTTGTCATGGAGGCAGGTGAGGCTTTAAAAGTCCAAGCTAGCGATGCAAATGAATTGCATGTGATAGCTTCTATATTAGAAATAGAACCAAGAGAGGTAGTAACGTAATGCAAACATTAAAGCCGGAAAAGATAATAACAACAATATCTAACTTAAAAACAGGTGAGGTATATGAGTCAGAAGAGGATTGGAAAGCAAAAGGCGTACCAGAAGCAGAGATTAGAAGAGATATTAAAGTAATAATGCCTTCGCTTGATTTACTAGGAAAACTAAAGTAGTGTGAAAAAATGTCAATAATTAGATCAAATATAGCCAGACAATTACTAGCCGAAGGTGGAGCACCTAGAAAACCATTTGCAAACGGTGGTTTTGACTATGAGTCAGCTGCTGCTTTTGGTAATGATATGGGCATGACTTCATCTCCAGGTTCGGGAGAAGAATCTGGAGGAGATTTAGACGAGAATTTTGCTGCAAGAGACGCATTTTTTACACCTACAAAAAGTAGATTTCAAACAGTAAAAGATAGTTTAACTGATAGATTTATAACTACTCCAAGAATGAATCGTGTAAACAGAAATCTTTTAACTAATTTAGGAGCAATTAAATCTGTTGTTGGTTTGAGAGACATACCACCAGAACTTCTTGAAACATTAGCAGAAGATTATACTGGTGTAATTGGTGACCAAGCAAAAAATCAAAAGGGTTTATTTTCAGAAGGTATGGTGGGCAGTGACATAAGTTTAAAAAACGCTGCTTCAACATTAGAAGGTTTAAAAGGGTTAGGTGTAGATTTAACGGGAGATATAAAATCTCAAGTAGGTGATCTATCTAATACAGCTTTTGCATCAAGATTTGGACCTAAAACAAAAGATGGTGAAGGTGGAGACAACGACCCTATTAGAAAAATACGAGCACCTATAACAGAAAAGATAGAAGAAGAACCAGAACTAAGTGATATTGAAAATCTATTAAGATACAGAGGTTCAGCTTTTGAAGACGGTGGTGAGGTAAGACAAAAGTTTGGTTTAGGTGGTTTGGGTAAAGTTTTTAAAAAAGCAGCAGGAGCTGTTAAGAAAGTTGTTAAATCACCAATAGGTAAAGCTGCAATTTTAGGGTTTGGTTTAAAATTTGCAAAGCCAGATTTATTTGCAAATGTTTTTGCAAAAGATAGTTTTCTTATGAAAAACAAAGCTTTGTCAGGCATACTAGCAGCTTCTTTAGCATCTGGGTTATATGCTAAAAAAGAGGAAGAGGAAGATGAAACATTACCAGAAGTAGCTAGATCAGACCCACGGTTCCAAAGTCTAATTAATTATTATGGAGGCCCTACAAGATTTGCTGCACAAGGTGGAGATATTGACGAAGCACCTATGAAAGATATGCCACAACAAGAGATGGCATCTTATGGATATAATGATGCTATGTCAGATACATATGACATGTTTTTACAAATGAAAGAAAAACAATTAATACCCCCTGGTATGGACTTTCAAGAATTTTTACAAGAAGTAGTACCTGAGATGAGTAAAAGACAGGGTATTGAAAGAGCCCAAGCCGCTGGAGGTGGCATGATGAATCCAAATGATGAAATGTTAAATCTAGGCGGTAATGAAATGGATCTTAGAGGTGGTGGCTTTGTGCCATTAGGAGAATATGAGAAAAAAGATGATGTGCCAGCAAGATTATCTAAGAATGAGTTCGTATTTACAGCTGATGCCGTAAGAGCAGCAGGTGGAGGAAGTGTTGATAGAGGTGCAGATTTAATGTATAAAACAATGAAAAACCTGGAGAATAAAGTAGTATAATGGCAATCCAAGAACAAAGAACATTACCCGCACCGTTTATAGAAGATATTGGCCAAGATTTTGCCAAGTCGCTTATTGGTGTTACAGGGTTACCGGCATTAGCAGCAGACATATCGGGTGATCTAACAAAAAGAACAATTCAAGATCCTTCTGATCCAAGTAAGTTTAGACCAGAAACAGATGAAGAATTAGCAAACAGACAACAAATAGCTAAAGAAAGATTTCAAACATTTCAACAAACAAAAACAGCTCAAGATCCATTTGCACCTACAGTTGTAGGACAAGATGATTT